CCTGAGAAGTATCGTTACTGGGCACAGGTCAGTGAGGACGCTGAAGCTGTTCTTGACGCACTATACAAGTACGATGACGGTGGAGCTAGGTATCTAACTAACGTAGCGCAGCGTCTACTCGAAGAGTCTTCAAAGAACGACTCTAAAATAGATTCTATTTACAGGATAGAACTTATTCCGTAACGTGGTATAATTGAACCACAATGACAAAAGGACACGCATGTTTATAGTACTTGAAGGCACCGACGCTTCAGGCAAGACCTCTTTAACTGAGGCAGTAAAACAAGAACTTAGCACTCGCTTTCGCAGTGCTCCTATTAAGCTTTTTCATAAAGGCAAGCCAGAAGAACTGACACGTAATTGGGTTCTAAATGACTACGTCTTGGCTATAGAGCATGAAAATCTGTTTAAACAAATCTGCCTATCTGACCGTTGGCACTGGGGTGAAATCACCTATGCACCTAAGTTCAGACCAGGTACTAACGCAGACGGATATGGTCTACTTGGACAGGCTGGATGGCGCTGGGTGGAACTATTTATGGCATCTCGTGGTATTGCACAGTTCTGGCTTTATCAGCCTCTAGAGGTCATTCAGCGGCGTTTAGAGGCGCGTGGTGATGACTTTGTAGACACATCTGATTTGTCAGAAATCTTGAGCCAGTATCACATTGCACGACGAGCTTCTATAGGTACGGCGATGCTGACTCCTAAGCCAGATAGCCTAGATGCTCTTCCTGAGTTAGCAAAGATGATTGTCGATGCTGCGCAAGAAGTGTCAATCATGGCTTCACATCTAGAGTATTTTCCGCAGTACATTGGAGTCCCAAAACCAAAGGTCCTTCTAATTGGTGACCGACCAAATATAAAGAAGAAGTATAGCCACAAGACTGACTTGCCTTTTACTCCATTAGACAGTAATTCTGGTGAGTACCTACTTACTTCACTGCCAGATGAATTTTGGAAGGAAATTGGTCTAATCAACATCAACGACCAAGAACCTGGCGTGATTCGCTCACTATGGAAGGCTATTGGTGAACCTCCTATCATTGCGTTAGGTAGACTAGCTGAAAAAGGTCTCACAAAACAAGGATTCACTGACGAAGAGTACTGTGTGCTCCCTCACCCCCAATGGGTACGACGCTTTGCAAACTCTCGTAAGTCAGAATACGGTCAGGCAATAGCCAGACTAGCAACTACAAAAGATAAGGAAGACACATGGATTCTGCGGTAATCAACATCGCTGATGGAGTCAACGGTTACGTTGACCTAGTGCAGCATGTACTAAAGCACGGTAAAGAAGTAGCACCTCGTGGTCAGAAGACCCGCGAGATTGAAGATGCAGTCATTCGTATCGAAAATCCATACGACACGTTACCACTCGGCATCAACCGCGGCACTGTTCCAGGTATTGGTGCAGTTGAAGCAATGCAACTGCTAGGCGGTGTCTCTGCTCACGAATTACTAGTAGCGGTCGGCCCTCAGTTCAAGGCTTACACAAATGATGATGGAACTTTCCATGGCGCTTACGGTCCACGTACTCAAAACCAGTACGCACCAATCATTGAGCGTCTAAAAAAAGACCCTGACAGTCGGCAAGCACTTGTAACTATCTGGGACCCGTCTCTTGACCTAGAAGATGGCAAGCGTGACTATCCTTGCACCACACTTCACCAGTTCCGTATTCGTGACAACAAACTAAACATGAGTGTGTACATGCGCTCAAATGATGTGTGGCTTGGTGCTGCTTACGACTTCTTCCAGTTCACCAGGGTGCAAATCGCTATGGCTTCAGTTCTAGGCATTGATGTTGGCAAGTATACTCACCATGTAGGTTCGCTACACATCTATGAGCAGCACTACGAGTCGGCAGACAACTTGAAGTACGCTGATAAGATTACTCCTGTACCGTTTATTACTGGAGATACTTGGCAAGATGTTCAAAATCAAGCCAATCTTGCATTAGCTGCTACAGGCTCTGCCGAAGCGTATGCTGGTCTAACTCTAGAAGCTAGATGGTACACAGACGCTATGGTTAAGTCTATTGACAGAAACCGAGAAAAGAGTGAGTAAATGCCAGAGGAGTTTGACCAATACGCGTCTGACGTATACATCAGCCCGCTGCGGATTAACGCGCTCCAGCTCAACGAGCTCTACAAAGAACTGCTCTCGGTTGGGTTTAAAACCCAAGAAGCGTTGTTCCTAGTAGCACAGGTTCTTGTAAGTGGAATGATGATTCCATACGAAGACAATTATCGCGAAGACGAAAGAGACGAACAGGAATTCTATGATGACGGTGAAGACGGAGAGTTCTTCTAGACCTAGCTGGGATAAAACCTGGATGGACATAGCACGGCTAATAGCCAAACGCTCAGTCTGTTCTAGGGCTCAAGTCGGTGCAGTTGTAGTATCAGCAAACCAGCGTATTAGTGCAACTGGCTACAACGGTCCAGCAGCTAATCTAAAGGTAGATGGAAACTGCATCAACTGGTGCCCGCGTGCACAAGGTCTAACTGCGCTAGACAATACTTATGATTCCTGCCCATCTATTCACGCTGAAGCAAACGCACTACTATACGTAGACCGTTCAAGAGTTGACGACGGTACTATATACGTCACAGGAGCTCCATGCATGCAGTGTGCTAAACTTATTAGCAACTCAGGTTTGCGCAGAGTCGTGACTATAATAAGAACAATAGACGTTCACAGACAGCCAGAAAAAGTATTAGATTACCTGCGCAGCTGTGGGCTTGAAGTAGAGACGATTGAGGAAAACGAATGACAACAGGATTAGATGGTGTAAAGCTAGACCTAGTCGATAGTGTCGAAAAGGCCGGAGAATTTCTTACCTGGCTTGGTGAACGTCGACCAATGAACGCTGTTGCAATCGACACTGAAACAGGTGAGCTGCCTGGTAACCCTAAAGACCACGCGTTTTCTCCATGGCACGGTAAACTACGTTTAGTCCAGGTTGGTGACGCAGAGCATGGCTGGTCGATTCCTTGGGACGAATGGTCAGGTGTCTTCTACCAAGCAATGGACAAGTTTGACGGTCCAATTGTCTGTCACAACATTGCCTTTGAGGCTCGCTGGTTTGCAGTTCAGTCAAGGTGGAATCTGCCTTGGCACAATGCACACGACACTATGCTTATGGCTCAGATTATCAACCCACTTGAATCTGCTGCACTGAAGCGTCTAACTGCTCAGTATGTCGACCCGCGTGCTGCGCAACTTCAGTCACACCTAGATGAAGAGATGCACAAGAATGGCTGGACTTGGGGAACTGTGCCGACTAGCTTTCAGCCGTACTGGGCATATGGTGCGCTAGACACAGTTTTGACTATGCGCATCTTTGAAAAGATGTGGGAGAAATGTGGTCCTGAAGGTCCGTACTCTAGAGCCTATGAACTTGAGATGGCGACACGCAAGATTGTTACTCGCATGGAACTCAACGGTGCGCGTATCGACCTAGACTACTCTAAGAAGAAGTTTGACGAACTCACTGCATACACTGAACAAGTAAAAGACTGGGCTAAGACCAACTACAACGGTCTGTCAATTACAAGCAACATGCAGCTAGTCCGTCAGTTTGAAACTCTTGGAGCAGAGTTTACTGAGTTTACTGCAACAGGCCAGAAATCAGCGACCAAAGACCAGCTAAAACTTCTTGCTATTGACGGTCCACCGGAGGTACAGAACTTGGCAAAAACTGTTCTCTCACAGCGCAAAGCAGATAAGTTAGCCAATACTTATTTTAAGAACTTCATTGAAGGCAACATCGATGGAATCATGCACCCGTCTGTTAGAACTATGGGTGCTCGCACTGGTCGCATGTCTATTACTGCACCAGCACTGCAGACACTGCCAAAAGGAGATGACACTGTTCGTCGTGCATTCTTGCCTAAAGACGATGACCACGTAATTGTTACATCTGACCTTGACCAGGTAGAGTTCCGCATGTTCTCGTCTATGTCGCAGGACGAAAATCTAATCAGCTTGTTTAACCTTGCCGATGCTACTGGCTCTGACCCTTTTACTGAGATTGGTCGTGAGATTTACCAAGACCCTACAATGCAACGTTCTGATAAACGCCGTAATCTCATCAAGGGTGTAATTTATGGTCGTCTGTATGGCGCCGGTGTTGACAAGCAGGCAATTACAGCTGGAGTTACTAAGTCTCAGATGAAGGCGGTTTCAGATGCGTTTGATGTTCGCTTCCCTGGAATGGCGATGTTTCAAAGACAGATTGACGATTTAGGTCAGAGACGTCTTCGCTCAGAGGGTCAAGGCTACGTGCAAACTTGGACTGGACGTCGAATTCCTTGCGACGATGACCGCACTTATACATTGGTCAATTATTTAATCCAAGGAGGTGCAGCCGAAGTCTTCAAGAGTAATCTAATCAAGCTCGACCAGGCAGATTTAACTGAACTACTAATCGTGCCAGTTCATGACGAAATAGTTCTTAATGCTCCACGCAAGGACGTTAAGGAAATCATGCAGACTGTAAAAGAGTGCATGACAACAACAGAAGGCTGGGCAGTTCCGCTCACATCTGGAATCGATGGACCGCTAGAGACATGGGGAGATAAGTACTAATGGCTAAACTAGTTCTAGCAGTAGACCCAGGTAAAGCAACAGGAATGGCTTTATTTAGTTACACTAATGGCCAGGAACCAGAGATTGTCTGGTCTCTTGAAGTCCAACAAGAAGAATACGCAGCACCGATAAGAGCTGCTCTAGATGCAGCAAACCAAATGGGACTTGAGATTGACATAGTATGTGAGCGATTTACTATCAACGCGCAGACTGTGAGAAACTCGCAGGCGCCGTTCTCACTTGAGCAAATTGGAATTCTTAAACAGTGCTTGCTAGATGTTGGCCGAGCAACTACAGACATTTATTTTCAGTCGCCGTCAGACGCAAAGGGAATGTTCGACAACCCTAAACTAAAGAAACTTGAGTATTGGCATGTTGGTGGAGAAGGCCACGCTTTAGATGCTATTCGCCACGGACTGCTTCACATAATTAGACTAGGTTGGAAGCCTATCCGTTTGCTTCAATAAACTTGTATAATTTGAAAGATACTAGACAAAAACGAGTATTTTTATCAAACTACTTGATACTATGAACTTAATGACGAAAGGAACAGCATGCCAGTAAACGTTGAGCTTGATGAAACAGGCAAGCACATTATCATCGGCGCCGAATGGCGTTACAAAGAACTTTGCAAGAGTATCCCTGGCGCAAGTTACAGTGCCAAAGACCAGCTTTGGAAAATCCCGGTTTCGTGGGCAACTTGTTTAGCGCTGCGCTCAACTTTTCGTGACGAGCTAGTTATCGGTGGAAAGCTTGGAGATTGGGCAGCAAACGAACTTGCTACTAGAATAACTCCATCAAATGAGCTTCGCGACCTTGAGTCGCTGCCTGACGGTGAAGGTTATCAAGATTTGTTTCCACACCAGCGTGCAGGAGTAAAGTTCCTAGCAACAGCGCGTCGTGCACTTCTAGCAGATGAGCCTGGTCTTGGCAAAACAGCTCAGGCTATTCGCGCACTAGCAGAACTGAACGGACGCGGTGAACAGGTGTTTCCTGCGCTAGTCGTTTGCCCAAACACTCTAAAGAAAAACTGGAAGCGCGAGTTTGCTAAGTGGTGGCCAGGAGTAAACGTCACTGTAATCAAAGGTTCAGCAACTCAGCGTAAAAAGCAATTTGAAGAAGACGGCACTCATGTTTATGTAATCAACTGGGAGTCGTTGCGTTCACACTCAAGATTAGCACCTTATGGTTCAGTTGCACTTGCTCGTTGCACAGAATGCGGCGGTCATGACGAGAAGGTTTCAGAGAATCGTTGCGAGGTGCATTTACGTGAGCTAAACAAGATGGACTTTAAAGCTGTTATTGCCGATGAGATGCACCGTTCAAAGGAACCTAAGTCTAAACAGACTCGCGCACTTTGGGCGGCAACTGGAGATGCGGACATTCGTTACGCACTGACTGGTACCCCAATTGCAAACAATGTTCTAGACATGTGGGCAATTTTGCACTGGATTTCTCCAGAAGAGTGGCCTAGCAAAACTAGATGGATTGACCGCATGATTGACACAATGCTAAATGCATTTGGCGGCATGATGGTTCTTGGGGTCAAGTCGCACATGCAGCAGGAATTCCATGCAGCTATAAATCCAAGAATGCGCCGCATGCTAAAGGCACGCGTTCTGCCTTGGCTACCTGAGATGATGTTCGAGCGTCGAGACGTTGAGATGTCACCTAAGCAGAAAAAAGCCTATGAGCAGATGCGTGACCTCATGATTGCAGAACTTGAAAACGGTGATGCGGTTGTAGCGCCAAGTCCATTGACTCAGACAACACGTTTACTCCAGTTTGCTAGTTCATTTGCAGAACTTCAAGTAGACGAGACTACAGGTGAGACTAAAACCGTTCTAGTCGGTCCATCTGCAAAGATTGACGCACTAATGGACGACATTAAATCTGGAGACTTTGGTGACGACTCAGTTGCGGTGTGCGCCGTGTCTCGTCAACTAATCGAGCTGCTCAGTGCAGAACTTACTAAAGCTGACATTCCACATGGACTTATCACTGGTGCACAAGACGAAGACGAACGCCAAAAAGCCGTAGATGACTTCCAGTCTGGTCGAATCAAATGGGTGTTGTTTACAGCTGCAGCTGGTGGTGTTGGTATCACACTGACTGCTGGTCGACGTTTGGTTATGCTTCAGCGACCTTGGTCGTTGGTTGAGCACAAGCAAGCAATTGACAGAATTCACAGAATTGGTTCAGAAATTCACGATTCTGTGGTTATAATGGACTACGTCACTGAAGGAACTATCGAAGAACGTGTACTACAAGTCTTAGAAACTAAGGCAGACAACTTTGAACAAATCGTCAAGGACAAAGACAAACTACTAGCACTACTCAAGGACGACAAGGCAGGTAACCTATAATGACTGAACAAGAACAAAAAGCCCCGGTTAGAATCTCAAACTCTGAGATTCAAACATTCAAAGACTGTCGACGCAAATGGTGGTTATCGTACTACCGTCGTCTAAAGCCAAAGAGCGCCAACATGACTGGTGCGCTTGCTCTAGGCTCTCGTATTCACGAAGCACTAGACATGTACTATTCAAAAGACATTCCACTTCTTGAAGCTCACGCACAGTTGCTAGAAAAAGACCGTCAAACTCTTATTGACACTTTTAGCGACACAAGTGAAATTGACAGTGAAGGCGAGCTTGGCCGCATCATGCTTGAAGGCTATCTTCAGTGGGTCGAAGACGAAGGCATTGACGCCGAGCTAGAGAGAATCTCTAATGAAGAAATCATTGAGATGCCTTTGATGGACGGCAAGGTTATTCTTCAAGGTAAGCTCGACATGCGAGTACGCCGCAAGGGTGACGGTGTCCGTATGTTCCGTGACTTTAAAACTGTTGGTGGTTCGTTTGCTGACTTTACTAGTCAAGCTGCAATGAACGAACAGATTCTGACTTACATGCTTCTTGAACAAGCCCAAAACAAAGAGGGTGAGCGTTCAGAAGGTGGTATCTTCACGCTTCTCAAAAAGGTAAAGCGAACTGCAAATGCACGTCCGCCATTTTTTGAGCAGATGGAAGTACGCCACAACGTGTTTACACTGCGAGCTTTTTGGCAGCGTCTACACGGTACTCTTGAAGACATGATGCGAGTGCGTGAAGGTCTAGACGCTGGAGGAAACCACCAGTTCTTAGCCTATCCACGACCAAGTCGTGACTGCAAGTGGAAGTGCCAGTTTTACTCTGTGTGTACGCTTATCGATGACGGTTCTGCCGCAGAGCAAGCACTGAGTGATTCTTTTGAAGCATCCGACCCGTACGGATATTACGGAATAACAGATGAGAAAAAAGGAAGTGAATGATGTCTGACGTACAACGCAGTCTAACTATCATGGTCTATGGCGAGTCAAAGGTTGGAAAGTCCACCTTGGCAGTCACAGCACCATACCCACGCCTAATGCTCGACGTTGAAGGTGGACACAGATTCCTACCAATCAACGTTAAGTACTGGGACCCACTACGAGAAGAACCGCCAGTAGCTGACGGAACATGGGACACTTGTGTTGTCATGGTTCGCGACTACGACACAGTTCTCAAGGCTTACCAATGGCTACAGCTTGGCAAGCACCAGTTCAAGAGCTTGATTATCGACTCCATCTCGGAGCTTCAGGTCAAGTGCATGGACCAAATTGCTGGCAAGAACCAGATGCAGATGCAGCAGTGGGGCGAACTTCTTCGTCACATGGGTGCTCTACTTCGTGACTTGCGCGACTTGACAATGCATGCAACAGCTCCACTAGAGGCAGTAGTACTTACTGCAATGGCTAGACCTGGACAAGATGGTCGACTACGTCCATACTTGCAGGGACAGCTTGCTATCCAGGCACCGTATTTCTACGATGTTCTTGGCGCAATCAACGTGGAAACTGTGGCTAATCCAGACCCAACTCAGCCAGCTTACAAAGCACGTCGCATGTATGTTGAGCGCACCGACCAGTTTGAAGCTGGTGAGCGTGTGCAGGGACGACTAGGTAAGGTCGTTGAGCAGCACGACATGGGAATCGAGCGCATGCTCGACATGATTTTCGGTGAAAAAACTGAAACAAAAAAGAAGTCGTCTTAGCCACCCGGTTAGACGGTCCTCATAAAGAGATAAGGAAAACTGAACTATGAGTTCACTCAACTGGGGCGACCTAGTAAAAGACGCCGGTGAAGCAACCGGCGGTTCATTCGAGCCACTACCAGATGGCGATTACGACCTGAAGGTGATTGAAGCTTCGGCTGCAGTTTCACAGTCAGGTAAGACCATGTTCAAAATTACAACTGAAGTCCAGGTTGGCGCGTTTGCTAAGCGTCGCATCTGGGACAACTTGGTTGTGTCACCGGACAGTCCAGCAGCGCTAGGCATCTTCTTCTCGAAGATGGCAGCGCTAGGTCTAACTCGCGAGTACTTCGCAACTAGCCCAAGCAACTCAGCTATCGAGGCTGCTATTCTTCACCGCGTCTTCCGTGCACAGATTGGTTCTCGTGTATGGCAGGGTGCTAAGAAGAACGAAATCAAGAAGTACTATGTTGGCGCTCCTGTAGCTGCCGCTGATGCTCCTGTAGCTCCTGCTGCTCCTGCACCGGCTCCAGCGCCTGCTCCTGCACCTGCTCCAGCTCCAGCGCCAGCTGCAGCTCCAGTTGTTGAAGCTCAAGTTGCGCCGCCTGCTGCTCCACCTGCAGCACCTGCGTCACCGTTCTAAATTACAGAACTTGTGCCTAGGTATCGTCTATTTTAGGCGGTACCTAGGTGCGCTACGCACGAAGAATAACTTCACTTAATTTTTAGAAACCAAAAACAAATGAGCAAAATTCTCCTGACAGGAATGTCCGCAGCACAAGCCTCTCGCAAGGCTAATGCTCGTTCATTGAGTTTTGCTGGAGTACTTGAAAAATCGCTGAGCAATGCTGGCCACGATGTGCTATGGGAAGTTCCATCTATTGCATGGACAAAAGAGTTTTTAGACCAATTTGACTCTGTAATCGTGGGTATTTCTCCACTCACAAGTTTGAGTGCAAACTATTGCTACGGTGGGTTGCACGTTATCACTGAGTTACTAAACGACAAACGACTTACGCTGCTAGTTGATTCGCCTCAGCCTGGGCAGATTATTGCAAGCCTAAAGAGCGTAACAGCTAACCCGCACACGTTCACCAAGGACTTTTACATCAATAGGCAAGGATTTCAGCAGGCTAGCCAAGATGCGGTCCGTAGGCGTCTTCTGGCAACTATTGAGCAGCTTCTAACGGCTGACTGGCCTACAACTATTTATCCAAGTTTGCCATGGCAAGATGCTTCAGCGGTCAGCAACCAGCTTTCACAGTATGCTAGCCAAAACTTAGTTGGAATCAACTTAGATGCCGAGCTACTAACACCTGCACACTATGAAGTAGACCGTCGATTAAAGTGGTCCGCGGATTCGTCTAACTCGCCGTGGGTCGAAAAAGTGTCTACTGGGTTAGTGTATCCAGTGAGTCTGATGAAGTGGAACAAAGGCTGGTCTGACAGCTTGGTAGAAGAACAAATTGCTCGTTCAACTGGAGTACTTGTTACTCCACATAAAAAAGACGGCACATGGTGGACTTACAGATACATTCAAGCCATGAACACCGCAACTCCTATCGCCAGCCTATGGACAGAAACTGTAAAGATTGGTCAGTCATGGGGAAATCTAGCTGCTAACATTGAGGCGCTATCGCAAGATGAGCGTAATACAATTGCTACTAAGCAGCGTGAAGAGTATTTAGCAGCTATCCCCTCTCTAGACGATGCACAGAAGAACTTGCATAAGACATTAGGTATTACAAAACGAAAGGCAACCAAATGACAAATGGAGAACTGTTCGGCGAGTGGCTAGCACGAACCAAAGACCTTCAAAAGAACGTTTACAAAATTGACTACGATTCCATGCACGGCGACGAACCTGAGAAGATTAACAATCTAATCGAGTACATCCGTTGGAACATGCTTGCTATTGACGATGAACTTGCTGAAATGCGCCAGCCTCTATCATGGAAGCCTTGGCAAATGGACGAGCCATACGCAGACCGTGAAGAAGTAATCAAGGAAGCCGTAGATGTTCTCCACTTTGTGGCAAACATCATTGTTGCTTGTGGCGGCACAGATGAGGAACTCAACCACTTCTACTTGCAGAAGATGGAGAAGAACCGTAAACGACAGTCCGTTGGTTACGAGGTAAAAGCTGAAGGTGTCAAGTGCGTAAAGTGTACTAGAGCCATCGACGACGTTGGTCCAAATCCGGACAACGCAAACTACTGCAACAAATGTGAGGTTAAAAATGACTAATGTAAACTACGACTGGATAAACCAGCAGTTCACCGCAGCAAAAATTCGTATCGGAACAGGTAGAGCGGTTCTAAAACTTCTAAAGACTTGGGAAGAAATTGACGCTACTCCAGAGCAAGCTAAGGAAATCTTTGAGATTCTAGGCAAGGTTGCTCAAGGGCATTCGCTCGTACAGAGTTCGCAAGATGAAGTCTGGGTGCAGGCTAGAGCCGGTCAGCTAAAAGTCGGTGAAATTATCAGAGTTAGAACTAATGCTTTTGTCGGAGATAAGGGCATGGCGTTTAACGGCAAGGTCGGCACTATTGGCGCTATCCGCTCAGGTGACATTATTTTTGGTTCACCTGACAAGTCTATTGACGGCACGCACTTTCGTCCAGAAGACTTGGAGAAGAGGATTCGCTAATGACAGAAGAAACTCAAGGTAAAGACCTTCCTCGTATCGAGGCACTTCGTGAAGCAGCAAGAATAATTGCAGGCGACAGAGATGTGCAGTATGGTGCTCCTGAGGATAACCTCGGACGTATTGCTAAAATCTGGTCAGTTATTTTTGCAATTGAGATTACAGCTCAAGATGTGGCAATGGCAATGGTCGGCTTGAAGATGGCTCGCTATGTGAATAAGAGTGAGTTTCAGGCTGATACATGGATTGACATTGCTGGTTATGCAGGTATCGGTTTTGAGGTTGGCCAGCTTGCAGATAAAACTAAGTGACGTCGTAGTAATCTACATCAACTTAGATGAGGACACTGACAAACGACGAAAAATAGAGTCTATGCTTAGCAAGTATAACTTTAAGGAAGTCCTAAGATTATCAGCAACTAAGGATAGTACGTTTATCCGAGGCTGCACAACATCTCACATGCGAGCAATAGAAGTTGCACAGGCAGCCGGCGGTCCTATTCTTATTTTAGAAGACGATGCAATAGAGATAAACAGTCTTCCAGATGTGCTTCAAATTCCAGACTCGACTGACGCAATCTATCTTGGCAACTATGCATTAGGTTTGTTTGACATTGATGGTGCGTCTCAAAGATGGTCAATTGGTCCTACTCAAATTCAAGTGCCTCCTGTTGCAGAAGGAATCTACAGAGTCATAAGCATGCTTGCTGCTCATGCTATCTTGTACGTAAGTGACGAATACAAAAAGTTTGCACACAGAACTTGTAGAAGAGCACTTGAAATAGCTGTTCCTCATGATGTGCTTTTTTCAGTAGGTCAAACTTTCTATGAAGTACTTGTGTACGATTCTCCATTTTTTGCTCAGACAAGCAGTCTCTATGAAAGTATTGGAAGTTTGAGCAAAGAACGTTAAATACATGGTATAATAGTACTAATGACAAAAGGACAATTATGCAGACATTTATTCCAGCAACAACCAGCTTTGAGGACATGGCTAAGGTTCTCGACAACAAACGACTGAATAAGCAAGCCTTAGAAGGCTGGCAGATTCTTATGGTTCTCGTAAAACTAAACCCAGACGGTACACCTAGAACAGTCAAAGGTTGGGCAAATCACCCGGCTGTAAAGATGTGGCAAGGGCATGAGGGAATGCTGCTTGAGTACATCCACGCTATGGTCACAGAATGGAAGTCACGTGGCTACAAGTCGACTATTGGTGATAAAGCCAAGGAGACTTATGAGTTTGCTAAGCTTTTAGAAATAGTAAAAACTTCAGACGTGCTCGAGCGTCCTACTTGGATGGCCAAGACCGACTTGTTTGAGCTTATAGCATCTAGCCACAGACGCGCGCTACTCAACAAGCATTATGACTGGTACTCGCAATTTGGCTGGCCAGAAGACAAAGGCCAGCGGCCTGAGTCATACTCATACGTTTGGCCAGATATCACTGGTAATTACACTTTTGGCATAGACCAAACCACGGCACTGCGTCAACCGACTATTTAGTGGCCATTTGACGCGCTTTCATGTGTAAAGTGTAATCTATTTTGTTTATGTGAAACACATCGGCTTACACGCGTTTTCCACTGACATAAGTGATATATTTGCTTCAAAGCTAAAGTTGGAGCATCATGGTCAAAGATTCACGCATAGGCGAAAGCCTATGGCAGGAATGGACTGGTGAAGGCTATGAACCTAACAATCCTGACCACCTTGTGTTCTTTACAGAAACCCACGTAGACCTAGAACATGAAGTTGTTCGCCGTGCATTAGCTTCAGCACTGCAACGCGATGGCTCTATCTCCTCTCTCGGACAAGCCTTTGCCGCACTTGAAAGCGCAGCCGTTACTCATGGACATGCGGGAGAGATTGAAGATTCTAGAGACCTCACCCTATGTGATGAACAAGGCGAAACTCGTGAAGGCGAGTGTGTCGGTAGTGTTCTTGAAATCACATGGGTGGAAATCTGATGATAAATAACCAATCAAGCGGACTAGAGTGGCAAAAAGATGCCGAGTGTGCTAAAACTGAAAATAGAGAAAAAATAGAATTTTTCTTTTCTAG